TTGATAATGGATGCTTGAGTTTTATTTAACTTGCCCCGCTTTTGTTGCTTACCATCTAAGAAATCTTTCTGTGATTGAATTGCCTTTTCTAATCGTTTCAATTGGGTATCGGTTAATTCATCTTTCTTAGATGCCGACTGTATATCGTCACCAGATGCATCCATGTCATCGTCACCAGATGCATCCATGTCATCATCACCCGATGCATTGCCCCCTCCGCCGTTAGATTCTTGGTCCGAAGATTCACCTGCTTCGCCAGATTCACCTTGCTCATCATCGCCACCACCTGCGTTGTTATTAGGGGAAGGCGTTGGTTCTGGTTGTTCTTCTTCTTCAACCTTAACTGTCGCTTTGATAATCTTATATACCTCACACGCAACAACCAAAGCATCATGAGTGCTTGTCAATCTGGAAATATTTTTAAGATCAATTACTTTCCAAATATCTCTTAGTTTATCGAGTGCATCTAAGTTTCTATTCGGGTTAGTAAAGTTAATTATGTGAAATAAATAATCGTCCCAAGTCTCTTCTGTTTTTGCATTCTTCTTAAGAGCTTTATCAATTACCACGTCATTGAAATATTTATCATACATTGATTGGTAGTATACACGGTAGCCAGGTGCTGTGGTATATACTTTATAATCGATACGTCTATCCTCAACCCAATTCAATAAATTCTTAATTGTATTGAACTCAGATTCTGACATATCCATCGTTGGATCACAACCGTTGAATCGAACGATGCTAGCAAATTTAGTGTTGCTGATATGTGACGTATTGTTACCATTTTGGTCTTTGAACAAACTAAAATCGGTGTATGCAATATGGGAACCTTCATGCAATGCTAAACCAACAGTTGGGTCAAAATTGGTATCATCTAGTTTAGATCCAATTGTAACTTGCTCGCCATCTGTGTAGCTACGATCGTTGCTTTGAAATACTACAGGAATTTGTTTACCTGTAACAATATTAACAAAGTTGCCTATAGCTCTTTGAGTAGCCGCTAACTTAGTATAGTCAATTCCAATAGAATCGCTATCAATAATAGGGTCCATCCAAAAGGAAGACCAATTTTTTTGAGTTGCTTTAACTTTCATATTCTCTATTTTTATACTTTAATTATATGAAATTAATTAATAATATCCAACCGAAATGTAAAAAAAGAGACAGATCACAACTGTGATTTTATAACTGTCTCTTTGAGCTATGAAAAAGCTAATTAAAAAGGATATGTCTCTGTGCCGTTGTCTACATTGAAGATGTCTTCAACATTAGTTTCGGTTGCATATTTTTGAATAACTTGTTTAACATATGTTCTTTCCGAGTCTGCACCGCCAGATGCATCAAAGAAAGGTAATATTGCTACTTCAGATGCTTCTACTAATGTGAATCCGTCTGCTAACAATTCACAAATTCTAACCGTCATACGAGTTGATATCATAGTCGTCAACTTACCGGATTCGGATCTCCATTCCTTTCTGGTTACCGATGCAATATCAGCTACTGCTTCGATAAGTTTTTCAGATACAACGCCGCCGTATCGTTTAGTTAACAATATTTCTTCTTGGTCTTTGCTTAAGATATCTACTTCGATAATTTCAAAGCGATCCATTAAGGCACGGTCAATTACACGCGTCGATGTGTACTCCGTACCTATATTTGCTGTTGCAATAAAAGATACACCCGGAGCTACATTAATCAATGGTGCATTTACATCCTCATCTAATCTCAAGTATCTTTGGCCTTCATCCAACACGGTCATTAAAATATTCCATGCTTCTGGATGCGCTCTAGATAACTCATCTAACAATACAACTGCGTTCTCAGTTTGGATTGCTTTGACAAATGCTGAGGAGTCAAACACTGTCTGTCCGTCTTTGAAATGAGTATTACCAATTAAGGTTGCTCTTGGATCTTGAGTTGCACCTAAATTAAAATAAAAGAAAGGATGTCCCGTTGCTACCGGCAATGCCTTTGCGGCTTGTGTCTTACCAAATCCTGCAGGACCTACCATCATAATATTTTTACCACGAACTGCTGAGCGTATTAGATATTTCCATTTAACATCTGTCATCTCCAAATCCGTTGGCTTGATGCTAGCGGCATTCTTGATTAACTCTAATACCGGGTCCATTTCTTTAGTTTCAACTTTAGGAGTTGGGATATGGCTTTCGTGTGGCAATTCTGACATTTTGATTCTCTTACCTCTACCGTTTTCATGATTATATTTAAGTGCCTCGCCATTAATGGCTGCTGCAGCTATCATAACCGAGCGGAATAAATTGGTAATGTCATTACCTGTTCCTACTTCTCTAACAACATGTCCATTAGTTGTTGCGTCTACAATTCCAAATGTTTCCTTTTTCATATCTCTTTATTTTTTATATTAATAATATATGAAATAACTTATGAAAATCCAACCGAAACATAAACTTTTTTACCATTTTCTACAAGACCAATATCTTGCTTTGGTTCTAGGTCCAGGATTGTCGCAGTTATGTCTTGCGCGGAAACTTTTTCTTCGAGCTGGATTATTTTTCTTGATACGCATAGTTTTTTGTCCAGCTCTTTTAGCTGAGGTACCTCCATGGCCAAAGTTAACTTTAACTATATTGCCTTCTGGATTCTTAACATACACTTTGAATTTTTTAATGTCACCACGCATTGGTTTACCTAATGGTACTTTGCGTCCCTGATATTCTGCTTCAGTGATTACATCATTAAACTTACCCGCTTTTATGTCTTCAAGCATTGCGAGTGCACACTCTTTACACAATGACATTTCTTCCATCGCCTCTACCTTTATACATTTATCTTTGCCATTCTCTGTGCCACCGTAACGATATCCGTCCCAGCATTCTTTACCATCAGCTCCTTTTTTCTTTGCCATTATAGCTCCTGTCTTATTGCAAGTTTTGGAAGAAATGTCCTCCAAGTATCTTTTACTATTTCTGATTGTTCTGGTGTCATCCACCCTTTATCAATTGTTGTTTGCAAATGAGCATTGACTACATCAGCAAATGGTTTTCTGACCTTCTTTGCTTTATTGTATAGTCCTTGGATCATTGCAGGTATTTCCTTTGGTAGGAGATAATATTGATATGACGGCAACTTGCCTGTTTCAATTTGTCGTCTCAATTTAACATCGGTTGGAATATATTTACCTGGTTTGGTATTCCAACCGGATTGTGTTAGATGTTCTATTTCGTGTCGAATTGTGTCTGATAGTTCTGATACAAGTTCACTTAATACATTTGGATACATTGCCGGATCTAATTTTAGTAGTACCTCAACCAATGGTGGTTCATCTGCATCTATAGTTGAATCATTGTATGCATTGCCATCACAATACACATTATTGAATCCATCCACCCATTGTATTTTCAAAGTTAAATAAAATTCTAAAGGGATCGATGTGTTTTCAATCTCTTCGGTATATACATCTGGAGCTTCATTGGAATTGATATTTGGCACTGTTTCATTTGCAGTGTAATAAACTTTGTGTTCTAAATATTTACCACTGATATCATTGGTTGCTGCAAAACTATCCTTAACTACGGAAATCAATTTTCTGGATAGTTGTCTAGAAAATGAGTCATAACGTCCTTCGAATAACAATGCTTTCATTTGTATCATATTAATAAATATTACTCCATTAAATTATAATTCCAGTAAGTTTCTTTTTGTTTATTGTATGGTGCACCTACTTGTTGATAATAACAATTCAAGCAAAGCATTTGCAAATTCTCTATGCAATGGTTAGTTTCATTGCCATCAATGTGATCCAATAATAATGGAACAGTATCATCTGTTACTCTGCGTTCAGCATACCCACAACACCCACATTCTTCTTGAAATATATTCAATGCAAACAATCTATTGCGTAGCTTCCAACTAGGATAGTTAGGATGTTTGCCTATTAATATTTCATCAATTGGATATGGTCCTGAAGTAGCTCTACTAGTATCTTTTGTTATACCTACACCTGCCTGGTTGGTATGCAAATCATAAAGTGTCTTTCCGCTTTCACGGTCTATATACAGTTTTGCATATTTCTTCCATGTGCTGAAAGACACTTTCATGAACCGAGCTGCCTCAGCATTTGATTGGGTGTTAGCAATAGCATAACGTATATCTGTTTCAGGTAGGTTATAAGATTCTCTACCTCGACCATAAACATATTTGTATTGCTTGTCTGCCATTAATATACACCCCGTTTACTTAGTTCATATACTGCTGTTTTAGGAGCGGTTTTATTTTCCCATAGCTCAGCTAAATAATCCTTTAAATGGTGTGTAAACTCATCAAAGGTGCGAGGATATACTCCACTCATTTTCTTAACTGTGCTATACCATGTAGAGTATGAAGAATAATCATCATCAAAACGATCGGCATCAGTTCTATTAGCATAGTAATCTATTTGATCTTGCAATGGCCAAAGGTTAATTGGCACATTTGGATCTTTTCTTCGCGCTGGAAGTTGTTTTGCAAATTGATTTTTAATTTCATTACGCTTAATGAATTTATCCATTAAGTTGATAGACTTATCTGTAGCAGACAATCCAGTATGAGCTGATTTTTTACCCATTGTGTTGTTTTTGTTTTTCTATTAATATAACCATTTTACGCCAAGCATCCTCTGCTTTGTATACGCATTTTTTAAATTTAACGAGATTAGATTGTTCTCGTGCTGCTTCTATACGACGCATGTATCTGTGATACTTTGCATGCAATAAACCAATACGAATATTATTTATCCATTTTAGCATAATCTACATATTTTTCTATAACTACATTTAATCCTTGTTCGGATAATTCTTCATGAACTGCTTCACACTCATCATATACATCAACAAACACTGAACAATGTCTAGCTCCATGTGTTATTGTTGCACATTGAACTGCTTGGTAGTAGTTATGACCACAAATATCTATTAAACATGATATAACATGCTCAAAAGTATTGACAGTGTCATTCTTCAATACTACCTGATATTGTCCCCGCTTCTTTTTCTTTTGTTGTGACATCTCGAATGATAGCTGCTTGTTCCCAAAATTCGTTTTCTTTTGCATAGTTTAGTGAATCAGTTAAAAACTTTATTTTCCTTTCAGTGTCCCACAATGCTGGCCACTTCCAATCATCGCTCTTCATAATATCAACTGAGCCTATGAATACTTTGTCGGTAAATTCTTTTAAGTCCATAACCTATAATATATAAATTCACTAAATTATCCAAATTATATTTTTATTTTTTGACCTATTTGTAGTTTAGATGGATCTAAACCCGGGTTCTTTTTTAGTATATTATCTACAGTAGTATTTTTATTTGTTGCAATCTTAGTTAGTGTATCTCCTGATTGTACTTCGTATTCTGATTCGTTTGTCATAGTAACTGCGTCAGCTCGAACATACCCAGTATCTTTATTCATTAATACTACTTCATACCATGTATTACCATCTTCGCCGGTTACTACTTGTTTGATATAGCCAATTGGTTTAGGATACATAACTTTTGTATCTAAATTATCAATTATCCCATTATCAACATAACTCTCACTTCGTACATTAACATATCCATTTTTCTTAGTAGGATATACCGTTTTACCAATTAGTTGACCTGTTTGTGTGTTGGTTGGAGTATCAGATGATTTATCAGACTTAGCTAAATTTAGAAACTGTTCATAGTTCCAATTCATTCGATTTCGTATACTATTACTTTTTGTTTGTTTATATTCTGTATTGTTTAAATATTCCGCTGCAGCCGCTTTCCAATTGCCTTGATTTATCAATTTTATAGTTTGGTGTGTCGATCGTATTTCTCCTCGATATGCAGCGTTGGTTAATGCTTGTTTTACGGTATCAGGCAATGTTGTAAATTTTGGGACTAATGCCATAGCTTTTTGCGCAGCACCTTCTAAATTAGTTCTCAACAATTCCTCTGCTTCTGCATCAGATAAACCAGTTCGTTCGTACATTGATTGTTCTGCAGCAGATTTAATTTTATGACCATATCCAATTGTTTTTAAGCCTCCTTCTGGACTAGGATGTGGATACCAACGTTGTTTTTTTTCGTTCCAACCGCTTCCTGGAAACTTTTTATTATTTTCCCAATTTTTAATTTTATCTAAGAATTCAGGTGTAAACACAGTTCCCTCCATTAATAAAGATTTTAATCGTATCATTTACCTCGCTCCTCTCTGATAATCAATTCACCTAAAACTTCTAATCTACCAACTTCTCTTTGAAATTCAATTTGTGTCATTGATGTAGATATTTTTTTATATGTTGCATCAAATTCTTTTTTAGCAGCAGTTAAATCAAATTTACCGGCGGCTGCCTTTTTATAATAAGGCAATTTAACTTTGAAATGATGCCACGTTAAAAGTGCTAAGCCACCCTTTTTATGTGCGGTATCTGCAATTTTCCCTGCGCCAGCTTCTCTAGTATCTGCGAATGTTTCAAACGTGTCTTGTTTGTCTTTTGATTCGAAAAGTAAATTCATTAGTTTCATATTAATAAATATCATTTACTAGATTTATCAGATTTAAATTCTGTCATATATGAATAATCGGTTTCATATCCAGCTTTATTTTCCACATTATAAATTGTCATATCAATCTTATAACCAGGATTTTTATCTATGCGTTTATATGTCCACGCATTATCCATCCATATTATTCGATTGTTTGGATAAATAAAATAATTTCCATTATCCATTTTAA